TTAAAACAAAGATGTGGTAATTGTGCAGCATTTAACATTTCTGATAAAATGAGAGATTGTATTAAAAAAGGTATTGGTGATGAAGCACCAGTAGAACCAATTATAAAAGTTGGAGAAATCGGATATTGTAGATTTTTAAAATTCAAATGTGCAGCTGCTAGAGCTTGTCAAGCCTGGGTAAGTGGAGGCCCTATAACTAAATAATATGTCAAACATAAAAGAATCAGAACCAAAATTTCGTTCAGTTCATACCAAATCATCATTTGATTCTACATTTGGTGGTTGGTATTCAGAGCATGTTCCATTAACTACTAAATTTATGCAAAGTATATTGGGTAAAGAAAGAGTAAGTGTATTTCATATTGGTTCAGCAGACTTATCAAAAGATATATTGGGTGTTGGAAGAATTGTTGGAAAAAGTGGAACACTATCTACATTCACATCAGTAGACAAAGGCGAGAAACTTGCAAAAGGACAAGGAATACAAAGTAAAGGTGGTATCATTTATCAATTAGAAGGAAGTTTATTAGTTGCAAGCACACGAGATATGCAAACACACCCAGACAAAACAGGTCGTAGATGGGTAGAACCACATTATTTAGCAGGTAAAGTTGCTGGTATGAAAATGTATAAAGAATTAGAAAAAGGTATTGAAAAAAATAAAATAGATAGACGAGTTTGGGACAAGTTACGAGATAAAATTGATGCTCAAGTAAGAAAAGAAACAGGTTATGGTGATACTCAATATGACCACCAAGCACACGATGAAAACCTTAAGAAAGCATTAGGGCCATACAAACGAAAATGGATTAAAAAATATATTGATATGTGTTATAAAATAATGAAAAAGTATAAACCACAAATCAAACGACACATATTAAGTCAAAAAGATAAACCATCACAACACGGGTGGAACGAAATACTCGTTAATCAAATTAAAATTAAAGATGTATTTTTATTAAGTAGAGAAGGAAAATATCCAGCTATCAGAAAAGCAGCTGAAAAAGTTGCAACAGGTACGGTTACCGTAGGTTCACCAGCAAAATTTAGAAAATGGTATAATGAACGAGGTGGTATCATTAATGAGGAATTTGGTGGAGAACTATCAAAGAGTGATAAAAAAAAATTTGAAAAGGAAAGAGTAGAAAATGCAGAGGTTTTAGGTTACGAACTAACAGGCATAAAAGATATAAAAGAAGCAAAAAGAATTCCAAGAAAAAAAGGACAACATAGAGGTTCATCAAGTCATTCGGATTTATACACGGATGAAAATCCAAAAGGAACAATACACGGATTAAAGTTCGCTACCGTAGATGACGCAAAAAAATCCGTTAGTAAAATAAAAGGTAGTGGTAAATCTCACGCTCATAAAATCCAAGCAGCAGTCGCTATGGAACAACGAGCAAAAGAAATGGGTAAGACAGCTCAAGCAGGTGTTTATCGTAGTTATATAAATTCTATGAAAAAGAAAACCAAAAAGAACGAAGAGTTTGGTGCACCAGCAGGAGTTATTCCTTCACCAAGTAGAAAAGGTGTAAAGAAAATGAAAAAGAAAGGGAACACATCAGTTCCTTATGGTAGTGGATACAAAAAAATAAACGAACAAAAGAAGATTAAGTCTACATTACAACATCAGCAATACAACAAATGCCAAGACATCCATTAAGTTTTCAAGAAAAGAAAAAACATATGGTAAAAATGGGGATACCAAGTAATCGTATCATCCAAGAGAAAAGTCCATATGTAGCAATCAATGCATTAAAGAAACTTTCCAAAGATACAGCGGTAGTTTATGCAGTTGGACAAAAAGATAAACAAAGAATACCTATGGGTAAGAAAAAATCAGGTGGATTAACTTACTTCCAAGACTTTAAGAAAAATATCAGAAATTTAAAAGGACACGAAACTCACGGATATGTTTTTATAGCACCACATCAAAAAGTTAGTGGTATATCAAGTGGAACAGAGATTAGAAATTTATTAGGTAGTCCAAAATTTGATGACAAAAAAAGACAACAAATATTTAAAAAAACATTTGGATACTTTGATAAAAAAACATATGAGATGATGACATCAAAATTTGGTAAGTTGTTTGAATTTTTTCAACAACCAAAAGTAAAGTCACTTATGAAAGAAGCTAGTGCTTTCGGTAATGGTGTTACTGCAAGTGAATTGTCAGACGAAGGTATGTATGACTTTTTTGGTTCATTAGATGATTACTTCAGAATATCACCTGAACACGCAGAACATATTGGCTGGGAATTAATTGATTTTCCAGTAAAAGACTCAGCAGAAATGGCATTTACCATTATGGCAGATGAATATGAACAAGACAGAGCAAAAACCGTAACATATGGAAGAACAATAAACCAAAATAGAAAAAATACAGATAGTGTTGATAATCCATTTCCTAAATATAAAGAAAGAATGAAAAACAATTTAGAATCATTGGGTTGGGAAATCGTTAAATTCTTTGGAGAAAAAGATAAAATTAAAGATTCACCATTAGCAACTAAAGATGATGTAACAAAAGGTGTTGAACACATACACAAAAAATTAAGTGAAAGTTTTGTTCAAGATGTAAAAAAAGTGTTTTTAACTGAAGGTGGAGCATACGGACATATGAATCATCCATTTGATGATAATAATTTGATGTTTTCAGATTTGAAGAACATAATTATTATAGGGTTAAGTGGACAATTGAATCGTGAAGATAAAGTGTCTGAAAAACTTGACGGACAAAATTTAATGGTAAGTTGGGTTGACGGAAAGTTAAAAGCAGCCCGAAACAAAGGTCATCTGAAAAATGGTGGTAAAACTGCAC